TATGTATTGGGCTCGGTAACAACTAACGACTCAATATGTATAGCACGCATTCCTGCTAATAAACAACTGATAGACGTTATTGTTCATATGCCTGCAACCAGTGACGGGGTAACTACAGGAACAGTAGGATTGCATCTTGCAACATCACCTATTGTTAATTCAGGAACAGCCAGTAACCTTGGCGATATGAAGGTTCTCTCGGGCGGAGTTAATGAAACCATATTATCAGTAGGAACTTCCAGCACGCTTCAACTCGGTCCTACCGGGTTCTTAGCAACTACAGGAACTACCGAACTTGGATTATGGCTCATTATGGAAAACGCCGGAGGTGGAACTATTGACACAACTGGTGGAACACTTAAAACTGTAGTCCGCTACACCTAAAGGACTGGGGGAGTGTAAAAAGCTCCCCCTTTTTAAGGAGATAATATGGCAACATCAAGAACAGAATTAGTCAATAAGGCATTAACTCTCGTAGGAGCTAATCCGATTGTTAATATAGACGACGACAATAACAACGCCAGAATTGTCAACAGGGTTTATGAGATCTCGCTTAAAAGTTTATTAAGTGAGTGTCAGTGGAACTTTGCCACTAAGCGCAAACTTCTAAGCAGTGTTAGTGTTACTTTAGAATGGTATGATACCGGCGAGGTATATGTATATCAGAAACCTAATCTATGTGTCAGGATATTTGGAACAAGCTCTCCGACAGCGACGTGGAGAGAAGAAGGCGATTACATTATATCTGATACCTCAGGCTTAGGCGTAAGATATGTATATTTTCATAATGAGCCAAGTAAATACCCAGCGTTCTTTACAGAAGCGTTCATAGATAAGCTATGCTCTGATATAGCCTTTATGATATTAAACTCCAAGTCAACAGCTGAAAGTTTCTTAGAGAAGTTTGAAAAGGTTTCACTTACTAAGGCTCTTGCTGAAAATGCTCAAACAGGAACTCCTGTCTATCAGAAAGATGATGCGTGGTTAAACGCTAAACTCGGAAGCGGGGGAGACGCTTAACGTGCCAAAAGTAGATGTCATCAAAACTTCATTTGCAGGGGGAGAATTTGGAGCTTCACTCTTGGGCAGGTCAGATATGGATCAGTATGCCAATGCCTGCGCTACAGTAGAGAATTGGCTTGTCCGTCCTTATGGTTCTATTATTTCTACTCCGGGAACATGGCTCATAGAAGAAACAAAACACTCTGAAGCAGGGACAGACTCCTCTGTCAGGCTTATACCTTTTATATTTAATAAAGATGATGCCTATGTAATTGAAATGGGCGATTTATACTTTAGATTTTATACAGATAGAGGACAGGTAGTATCTGATTCGACAATAGAATTAGCACACACTTATACTGAAGATGAGATTGCTGATATTAAATATGCTCAAAAGAATGATGTTATAAATATGGCTCATGGTGATCACCGTCCGCAACGGCTTATTCGCAGTAGTGCAATTTCTTGGACTATAGAAGACTTTGAGTTTAAGGGTGGCCCGTTCTTAGATGACAACACGACAGAGATAACCATTAACCCCTCTGCTGTTTCTGGCACAAGTGTTACACTTACCCTTTCAGCAACCAACTCAACAATATCTTTTGTTGCGTCAAGTTCATCAACTGACTTGGGGCACATTGGAACTTTTTGGAAAATAGGCGGGATAGTTACAACAGCGACGACAGCACTACAAGGATATGTAGAAATAACTGCTGTGTCTTCTCCTACAGATGCTACCTGTTCTGTTATAAAAACATTAAGTGCTTCCGCTGCCACTGATAATTGGGCAGAGGGGGCATGGAGTGATGTAAGAGGCTGGCCTGCAAATGTTACCTTCTATGAAGCCAGATTGAATTTTGCCAGAACAGACTACGAACCTCAGGGTGTTTGGGGATCACATCAATTTGTCTATGATGATTTTTCATTAAATGAACAAAACGACGATGAAGGTATCAATCAAAAACTTTCCTCGAATCAGTCGAATGAAATTCAATGGCTAGCTTCAGGAAATTCTTTAATAGCGGGAACGTATGGTGGAGCTTTTATAATTAACGGTGGTGGCTCAGTCCTAACCCCAACAACGTTCACAGCGAAACAGGAAATATCAGTCGGTTCTGAATCTATACAACCTAAACGTATAGGAAACTTTTTCTACTATGTCCAAAGATTTGGAAAGAAGATAAGGGAATTATTTTATTTATGGGATAACGACTCATATAAAGCAATGGATAAAACCATTTTCAACCCTGAGGTTACAGGAGACGAAATCATTGAGATAGCATATCAGGAAGTGCCGGACACTATTTTATGGTGCTTAAGGTCAGACGGACAAATAGCGACGCTGACAAGAGAAGCAGACCAATTAGTAGAAGGCTGGGCAAGACAGATAACAGACGGCGAGTATGAAAGTATTTGCTGTATTCCAAGTCAGAGCCATGGGTATGATGAAGTCTGGGTAGTTGTTAAGAGAACAATTGACGGAGAAACAAAGCGATACATAGAGGTGTTTGAAAATATAGACTTACCTGACAGGCAGGATAAACTTATGTATCTGCACTCAGCTCTTGACTATGATGCTTATGATGATACAGATACAGAAGATTTAGATATTGCTCTTTCAGGCACAGACGGCACAATAAACATAACAGCGACGGGAGCATACTTTGAGGAAGACGACATAGGCAATCGCATAAGAGCCATAGACGCAGACGGCAACACTCTTGGAGAGCTTAAGATTACAGCTTATTCGCAATCTACCATAGTAACAGGAACAGTCACATATGCCTTTGATGATACAGATTATGAGGCTGGGCTCTGGGGCGTTTCAGTAGACGGACTTTCAGGCTTAGACCACTTAGAAGCCAAGACAGTAAAGGTGTTAGCTGACGGAGGCGTTGATAAGCCCGACAAGGTAGTATCAGAGGGGACTATAGACCTTGCATATAATTACTTTGTTATTTCTGTTGGACTTCCATATACTCAGAAACTGAACTTATTACCATTTGAGGCAGGCTCAGCAAGGGGAACAGCACAGGGCAAAATACAAAAAATAAATCAGGTTATGTTTAAACTTAACCGTTCATATAGAGGCTTTAAAATGGGTGGCGATGAAGACCTTGCCGAAAGAGTGAGCTTTAGAGAACCTTCAACTTTGTTAGGAACACCAGAGGCACTATTGACCGGCATATTACCAAATATCAATTTCAAAGACGATTATCGCTATGGGTCTCAAATCATGATTATCAATGACGAACCATTCCCCATTGAGATTTTATCTATTATGGCGACACTGGAAACCTTCGACAAGTGAGGATAATATGGGATTAGCAACCGTAATAGGCATAGGACTGGCAGGAGCAACACTGGCAAGCAGTATAGGCGAGAAAAAAGAAGCTGAATATAATGCTAAGCAGGCTGTGGCCGAATCAAGCTACAACGCCTCTGCGCTTTATCAGCAAGCAGGTATGATAGACGATCAGAAGAAACTGCAGGCATATCAGGACAATAGACTCATTAGATTTACAATGGGCAAGACTGTTTCCTCTGCTGCAGGTAGAGGGATTGAGCTTTCAGGTTCTCCCATGGCAATAATGATAGATACGCGAACTCAGCTTGAAATGGACAAAGCTATTGGTCAGTATAATCTATCGGTTCAAAAGTATTCAGTATTATCAGAAGCAGAATCAGTTAAAAGAGGTGGTGCTATTACTGCCGGACAATATGAGAGAAGCGGAAAAGCTGCTCTCACGTCAGGCATAACAGGAAGTATCACCCAATTATATAGCACTGAAATGTATAGACGAGCAAGTGCAGCATAAAGGAGATATAAATGGCAGAGTTTCCCAGATATAATTCACAGAGGCAAATGACCACACAGAGAGCTACCGCATTCACTAAGGGTGATTATAGGACTGAGGCAAAGGCTAAAGGACAGGTAGCAACTCAGGCCCTCTCAGTTGCACAGCAAGCAACAGAACTTTGGGAAAATGCTCTGACGACTTCTCA